AGCTTCGCCACACGCTTGCCGAGCGTCACCAGCTCCACCGCGAGATCGTCAAGCGTGACGCCAGACGGCGGCGGTGGAGGTGGCGGGGGCGGTGGCGGGGGCGGCGGGGCAGAGGCGCCCAGATGATCGACGCCCTGCACCGGCCGATGCACATGGCCGGAATCGAGGAACCCGAAGATGGTCACGGCGGGCAGCACGCGGATGACCCACATCCGCCCGTCCTTGATTCGCGCGATGGTGTCCGGGCTCCAGTTCCCGCCCAGCGTGCGCTTCTCGCCCCACTGTTCATCGGGGAACGTCCACGCGAGCTGCTGCGCGATGGCAAGCGCAGAGCGCCCGGCGACCGTCGTGGCGAGCGCCACGCGGATCGCCTCGTGCTGCGCCGTCCAGATGTCGGACGCGGGCGGCGGGGCCGGCGTGGCGTTACCGGCCGGCGTCGGCTGTATCCACGCCCCGGCGCCGGGCTCGGTAATGACGCCCCATTGCGGCTCAGGCGACAACCCGCCCGCGCCACCGATGAAGTCGATGATGGTGCAAGGCTGGCCGGTGTGCGGGTCATGGCCGGGGCCTTCGCCGCGGTAGTTCACCGCGTCACACGACATCTGGTTGGGGTCCAGCGAGCCGCGCTTGCCGTTCAGCCCGAAGTTAGGCGAGACCTTCGTGTGCAGTTCCCACGCCACGATCTTGTTGAAGTCCCACGCCTGGGGAATCCAGTTGCCGGCGCCGTCCTTCCGATGGGCGTGCTGCCACTCAGTAGGATACTTCGCGGCGAGATCCGCCACGATGTGCTGACAATTCGGAACACTCATGGTCGCACCACCTCTCTCTCAATCGCGCGCTGGATAGACGGGAGGCTCTCGAGCCCCGTCAGCCCGTGCGGGCCGGCCCGATCCGACCACGAGAACCCGAGCAGCGCGATCCACTGCGGACGCGCCAGCCAGTCGAAGTATTTCGCCACGTCGGCGGCGCGCGGTGTCACGCCAGACGGCGCGCGGAACCACTGCGGAATCAGGACGAGCGGCAGGGTCGTAGACCGTTCAGCGAGCGCGAGGATCGGCGCCACGGTCGAATCAAACGATCCGCCGGGGCCGTAATAGGGATCGAGCGCCACGACGGTCGTATGCGCCGGCACGGGGCGCCAGACGGGATGCACCATCGTGGTTAACCAGACCACCGGCCGCGCGAACACCCGCGCCACTTGTGCCTGTTGATGCCCGAGCCAGTCACGCACTACCGGCACGCACGCGGGACTATCCACCGGCAGCCCATACGCGGCGTAGGCGCCCGCCAGGCAATGCTCATACCATTCTTCGCCAAGATTAACGGCGGCAACGTAGGGCAGGAGGCCATCGGCGCGTAGCCGGTCACGAACGCGCTCGGCGTGGGGCGCAATCGGCACGCGCGGATCTTCGGCGTAGCCCAGGTGAAGCAGCCAGCGCATCCCGCGCCGCTCGCTCAGGTCACGCGCGGCGGCGAAGTCATCCCAATCTGCGAGTGTCCCGATACTGGCCCACGCGGGCGGCGCCGGGCCGGGGTCGAACACCCCGAGCGGCTTGGTCTGCGCCTCGGCCAGTGACGCGAGCGCGCACATGGCCGCCAATAGACTCCAAATGGTGCGATTCATTCCGTTCATCGGTCCAACTTCCTGTCGATCGTGTCGAGCCGCCGGCACAACTCTCGAAAGTGATTAGCTTCGCGCTCCGTGATGACGCCAATTTCGCGTTCTGTTGTGATCCGCGCCGTGAAATAGCCGACGAGCGCCGCAATCCCCGCCGGAACGAGCTGCGCGAGCCATCCCTGCATGTCAGCCTCCACCATCGCGCCGGCAGCCGTAGCCGCTGCCAAGACGGACGTGCCGGCAACCTCGAGCCCGCGATCGATCGTCACTGTTGACGCCACAAGGATACCCGCATCATGGCGTAGAATCTTCGCCGTGTCGAATCATTCCGTGCAGCGCCGACACGTTACGGCACCAACCGCCCGGAAAAGTACGTCACCATCGGGGACGCGCCGCCCTCGATGTCAATGTCAATATCGCCCGTAAGCACCTGAATCGAAGCCGTGGCGCTGGCGGCCATGTCCGCGTAGACGCAGGCCGACGACACCCCCGCCGATGTCGCCAACGACGTATCGACCTGGTAGGTGCGCGCCGTGGTCACGATGCGGAGCCCGTAACTACTGGCGGAATTGTCGCTAAATGTCACAGTCGTGCAGAGTTGATAGCGTCCCGTCACTGGCGCCGTGAAGGTGTCCGCCGAGAAGTTACCGCCATCGTCGTACACTTCTGTGTCGAAATCGGCCGTTCCGCCAGTCGCCACTTGATCGAGCACCGAATTGTAGGCAAGGAAACCCGGCTGCGCCGTGGCCGAGTTGTACCGGCCGGTGTTTGTGGTCGCCGTGGCTTTCAGGTTGAAGGCGTCTACGGTGGTGCCCGTGCGATCCACGTCCCAGACCGTCGTGCCCACAGATACCGCATCGTTTACGACTTGCAGCGTCAGATTTTCCAGTTCCGCCGCGAACGCCCACCGCTTGTTATTCGCGCTGCCGTCTGTTTCGATCATCGTGATCCGTGGGATTGATTGGCTCGTGATGATGTTGTCACTGAACGTGCTCACGCCCGTGACTGCCAGCGTGCTCCCCAGCGATACCGCGCCCGTCAGCGTGGAGGCCCCGGCCGCCGTCAAGATGCCCCCCGCCGTCAGTCCGTTGGACGCATTGACATTGCCAGAAGCGTTGAGATTGATCGTCGTGGCGTTCCCGCTGATGATGTCGCCCGAGATCGTGAGGTTCGGCGTGCCGTCCGAGTCGTCCCTGATGACAAAGGCGCCCGTTGTGCCAGACGCGATCCCGTAGGTTTTGCCACTGCCCCCCGTCGAGGCAATGGATAACCCCGCCTCGGCGCCCGCGCGGCTGATCTGCACCCCGCGGGTATTCGCCGCCGTCACGCTCACCACGCCCGAGAATGGCCCGACGACGTTATCAACCGTCCAGATCGGCGCGGCCGGCGGGTCCGTGTCGCTGGCCGGCGCCAGCACGAACTTGTAGGAGAGCGTGGGCGAAACAAAGACGGTCGCCCGGCCCGCTGAGTCCAGCACAACCGGGTTAGCGTTCGGCGTCCCCAGGGCCGAACTCGTATACGTGTCCTGCTTCGTTGTCGTGCCCGCCGCGTAGGCGAACAGCTTGCAGCCGTTGCAGGGGTCGCCGTTGCCGTCATAGGCCGTAAACTTCGGCGGGGGCATGACCTGCCCGGTCTGACTGGTCGGCGCAGCCACCCACAGCCCCACGAGCAGGGCGGAAACTGCTACGATGCGGGCCATGCGGCGCGTCTGGGACGTGGCGATCGTGGTGTCGGTCTGCATCATGGTCCCCGTATGGCTCTCTCTCTGGTCGGGTCGGATCGGGTGGCGCCCGGTGGCGGCGTTTGTCATTTGCGCGGGCTTCGCGTATCTACGACATCGCCAGACTTGATCAAGTCCTCGAGCGACGGCCCACCGGCCGCGCGATAGGTCGGCAGCGACGGCCGCGCCACCTTCGTGCCGCTAAGCCCCTGCCACGGGCTCGAGCCCTCGGCCGTCACGCGGCGGATCATCTCCTGCAGCGCGGCCGGCGTCCGCTTCACGGTAAAGGTTCCGTCGCCGGGAATACGGATCGTGACGTTCGCAGCGTTCCGCCCCATCAGCGCGTCGATCTTGGCCTTGGCATCGGTCCACGATCGGCCGACATGGCCGAGATCCCGGCCGTTGCTGGTTTTCTGGGCGCTGTCCCGGAGCATTTCCAGCGCGGTTTCGTCGGCGCCCGAGTAGGCCATCAGCCGCCCCTTGTGGTCGATCGATGCCACTCTCTCGCCGTTCACGAGCACATCGGACGGCTTACCGTTGCCGTACTTCCGAACCTCAACGCTGTGAGTCGTCACCTTCTTGGCCGCCTGCAGTTCTTCCATTAGGGCCGCCGTCACGCGCCGCTGGATCTCCGCGGCTGACTTGGCGCCGCTCACGTCCACGACACGCGCCAGCTCTTCGCGCACTTCGGCCGCCGCGGCGGCTGGCGTCTGCGCGGGCGCCTTCGCGGCGGGCTGCACCGTCGCGGGGGCCGGCGTGGCGTTCCTTGCCGCCCGTGCCGCCGCCTCTGCCGCTTCTTTGGCCGCGACCTCGCGCTCCACCTCCACCAGTGACGCGGCGGCCCGCGTTTCGTCGCGGCCGAACATGCCGTAATAGTCCGTCACCCCTGGGTAGGTGTCTCTCGGCCTCGCGTGAGACCACAACTCATCGTGCATTCGGTGTTGGGCGTCGGCAAACTTGCGCAGCTTGCCAGCCTCGTCGCGGATGTCGTCAATCTCGCGCTGCACGTTCAGGGCTTCCTGCGGAATCTGCTTCCGCAGCTTGCCATCCGCCGTGTAGAGCTTCGCCTTGATCGTGTCCCATTTGGCCTGCGCCTCGTCCATCAGCGCGTCGGCCTTGCGGTTGGTCTCGGCGGGGTCGCCCACCTGTTGCAACCATTCGTCGCGCGTGTAGGGCTTCGCGGCCGGAGCTGCCGGCGCCGGCGCTGGGGCAGGCGATGCGGCGGGCGTGGCCGCGTCATCCCACTTGCCGGCGCGCGTGCGGCGCTGGACCTCATCGCGGGCCGCGTTCAGCCGCTTCTCTGCGGTCTGATACATGGTCGAATAGCGATTCGTGGACGCCTTAAGCTCATTGAACTTCGCGCCGGCAAGGTGGCTGCGCAGCTCTTCGTTGGACATGGCCCGGAGACGATCGCCGGGCTTTGCCAGCTTGGCCGCACTCGCCGCGCGCATGGTCTCCGCTTTCGAGGGGGCCGGAGCGTCGGCCGCCGGCTTCGCCATCTGGCGCCAGTGCCGCGCCTTGTCCTGCAGTAGATCCGGCGACACGTAGCGATGATGCCGGCTACTCGCGCCCGCGTAGGGGCCGCGGGAGATTTTCGGCGCACCCTCCACGCCCGCGTTGTTCTTGGCCGCGTAGGCGCGCCACTTGTCGTCGAGCGCCTTGATCGTCGTTTCCTGGTCGGCGCCGCTGGACATCGCGCGGTAGAAGTCCGCTTCGAGGTTGTAAATCTCACCCTCGGCCATGTCGGTGCCGCTCATGGCGTCCCAGCTCTTGCGCCACCGCTCATCGGATTTGCGGGCCAGCTCGAGCAACCGCCCGCGCTCGCCGCTTGGCGCCGCTTCGGCCTGCACCGCCTTCCCGGCGTCCGTCTTGGTCCACCCGCCGCGGGCCTGCAGCACCTCGGCGATCTCTGCGCCGTCCTCGAGCATCTTGCGCTCCGCAGGGCTGGCCGCTTCGTAGAACGCGGCAAACTCGCGCGGCGTGGTCTTTGGCGCGGCGGCCTGGGTGGCGTTCCATGCCTTCGCGGCGTCATAGATCGCCTCGTCGTTCTCGTTCTGGCCGGCGTATCCTTGCACGTCGGCCACATTGAACCGGCGGGAATAGTCGGCGCTTCGGATGTCGAGCGCGTAAGGGTTGCCCGACGATTCGACAATGTGGTGTACCTCGGCGCGGGTCAGCAGCTTTCTACCGTCTGGCCGGTCGGTCCAGCCGGCGCCCACGCGATCCACGTCGGAAACGTAATCGCTTGCGCCCCGGACACGATTCGACGGCCTGGACACGATGAAACGCTCATCGTCACCCGGTAGCGGCATCGGCTCCACCTTCGTGGACACTGGCGGCGGGTCTACCTTGTTGTAGGTGTTGGCCGCGGCGTTGTAGTCGTCCGCGCTCCATGCCGTGCGCCCTGCGTCTCGCGCGGAACGGTTGCCGGCATCCGCGCCCGCAGCGCGCGCCACCTCTGGCGTGGGGAGCACACCGCGCGGGGATGTCTTGGGCGCCGCGGGGGCGGCCTGAGCCGGCGGGGCATCCGCGGCGAGCTTCACGCCGAACAGGCGTTCGACCGCGGCGCGTCCATTGTCGTTCCGCTGGCGCTGCCATGCGCCTTGACTCGGCGCCCACCGGAACCCGTTCGCCTTGAGCCGCTCGCGCGTGGCTTCGTCGGGCTTCGCGTCGAAAATCACCTGAATCCGGTTAGCGTCGGCGTTCTCTTCGATCCGCCCGCCGTCAAACTCGGCGGCGCCGACCGGGCGCGCCTTGTTCTGGCCAATCTCGGTAATTCTCGCCTCCATGCGCTTGATGTTGGCGAGGTTGTTCTTGATCTCGTAGTCAGGGAAGCCGCGCCGGCCCACGAAATCCGGCTCGAGCGCCTTCCGGGCCGTTTTCTCTGATAGCCCCGTACGCTCCATGATCTGGGCGATCTTCTCGGCATCGCTGGCCTTGGTGCGCACGATGCCGTTGACGAGCTTCATGGCGTCCTGCATCTTGCGCGCATCATCGATCTTCTGCTGCAGCGCCTCCACCGCATCCGACCGATCCGCGGAGACGGCGCGCACCTCGGCCGGGTCCACCTCCTGGCGCATCGCCTTCTGCGCGCGCTTGTCCCACTCAAGGAACTCGGTCAGCCGCTTCTGCCAGACCTCGCCGCGCTTACTCATCTGGCGCGCGGGGAACTTGGACGGCCCGGCGATCATGCTGCTGACCACGCCGGACTTGGACTGCAGCACTTGCCGGTAGCGCGTGGCGTAGCCTTCCCGGTAGCGTTCAAACTCGCGCGCGGCGGCGGCCTGCTGCTCGGGCGTCTTGGCACGCCCGGACAGGTCATCCCACACGCGGCGCATATGGGCCACGTATTCGCGCTGTTCTCCTGCGGCGCGTACGTCCGGGGTCCAGCTCGTGCCGCTGTGCGCACGGGTCGCCAACTCGGTCGGGAGGTCCTCGAGCGACACGCCGGGCGGCAGATCGCCCGCATCCGGCGCGGCAGCTTTGGCCGGGGCGTCGTCCTTGGCCACCCAGCCGCGCCACGGTTTCGCCGCGGCCGGCGCCTCAGTCGGCGCGGCGGCTTCCGGCACGCCGGGCAGCGCGATCGGCTCACGAGCCGGCGGCGGGGGCGCTTCGGCGAGCAGGCCGCGGACATTCGACGGCGGCAGGCCGCGCGACGGCGGCGGGCCGTCCTGCAGCAGCTCCCGCGACGGTCCCGCCGCGATCCGCCCCTGCGGCGCCGCAGGCGTGGCCACTGGCGCCGCCGGTTCCGGGGCGGCGAACTCTGCATCGATGACGTGCCGCGGGTCGCTGCTGTAGATCGGGCGGCCCTGCGCGTCCCGGCCCATCACGCGCGCCTCGGACGCCCACACGCCGGATTCGTCGGGCTTCGCGCCCATCGGGATCGGGCCACGATTCAACAGGCCGCGGATCGTCACGGGCGGCGGCAGATCCACCGGCACCGGGCGGCCAGAGAACGACTTGAGCGCCCGCGCGATCAGGGCGTCGGCCGTCTGCTGCTCTTTCAGGAACTTGCCCGTGGAGCGCATGGCGCCGGCACTGGCCAGATCCGCCGCGCCGCTCACGTCGCCGTGCATCAGGCGCCACGCGCCGCGCGCCGCATCGCCGGCCGCGCGCACCGCGCCGATCTGCTCGCTGAGGCTTTCCGGCTGCTGGCGCTTCGCCACGTTCGCGCGCCGGTAGGTCTCCTCCTCGAGTCGCAGCAGGGCGCCGTATCGCTGATTGACCTCCCGCGCCGCCTTGCCTTGGCCGGGGTTGTCGAGCGCCATATAGATGACGTTCCGCAGCGTCTTGGCTTCCGCCTCGAGCGCCGCCACGGCGGGGTCGGACGCCAGCGCGCGCCGCTGCGCGGTCGGATACTTCGCGTAGAAGCCATCCAGCTCGGCGTTGGTCTCGCGCAAGAGCTGTTCCGCGTCCTCGAGGCTGAACCGCTGGCGGTAGGTCGCCGCCTTCGCGGCCACCGATTCGGCCACCTGGGGCGCCTGCAGCGCCGTCCGCTTCGGGATCGACTTCGTGACCGCTTCCGCCACCGGGGAGAGATCCACGGTCGAGCCCATCTCGCGCTGCGGGCCGGCCATCTGGTCATAGATGGCGCGCACGTTCTTCTTGGCCACCTTCGTGGCCTCGAGCAGATCATCCAGGCCGCTGATCGGGCGGCCTAACGTCTCTTCGGCCACCTTCAGCTCAGGCAGCGAGCGATCGAGCGATTCGACGAACCGGGTATTGGTCGAGCGGGGCTTGAGCGCCTGCGTGATCAGCGTCTTGGGGTCCGCCGGGGCCGCCGTGCGCATGGCCGAGGCCACCGCGCCCCCCAGGCCGCCTTCCTTCGCGCCATACGCCGCGCGCTGCGCCGCCTGATAGCCCGCTTTGACGACCTTCCCGGCCGGCGGCAGCGCCGCGCCGAAGCCGGCCCCGAGCGCCATCGACGACGAATCACCGCCGGTCTGCACCGCGGCCACGCCTGCGCCCATCGCGCCTTCGGCGGCCATCTTCGTGAGCAGGCCCGCGCCCTTGACGCCCTTCGAGACCGCGGCGGCTGGCGCCAGGAACTCGCCGATCTGCTCGCCGTAGAAGCCGGCCTTGCCGGCCAGCGAATCCGGGGGCGTCATCGCCTCTTGCGCGGCGGGGTCGTCGATCACGCGCTCCATGCCGAGCCCGCGGCGGATGAGATCCCCGCCGTGGTAGGCCGTGGACAGCAGCCCGGACAGCGCGCCGCGACCGACATCAACCGCCGCCCGCCCGCCCGGCACGAATCCGCCGAGGCGCCCCAGGGGCGACGACGGCGGCGCGGCAGCCGGCGCGAGCGATCCGCCGTGCGAGGCCATCGGCCTCACGGGCGCCGAGCGGGCCGGCGTGGCGTTACGCGGCGCCGGGGCCATGCGCGCGAAGATGTCCTCGAGCTCCGCTTCGCTCGGCGGGCTGTCGCCTGTGACCTTGAACCGTCGCCCGTCCGGGGCCGTGATCCGATACGTCGGCATCGTCTAGCCCTCGGGCTCCGGCTCGACCATGAAACGCCCCACCTTGGCCGCGCCAGCCGGCGATGCGGCCGGGGCCGGCTGCCGCGGCCCGGTTGGGTCCGCGTTACGCTCGAGGGTGCCAATAATCGACTTGATACGCGCCACCTTCCGATCCCGGAGCGATTTTCCGTCGCCGGGCTTCGGGAAGAGCGCTTTTACGCTGTCCACGTCCTGCTGCGTCAACACGCCCGTGTGCCCGAGCGCCCGCGCGACCAGCGGCGTAAAGCCCGACACGAGCGCCTCGTATTCGGCCACGTCATCGTCGTAATTGGCTTTGGCCGCCAGCTTGGCGGCGCCGCCCGACATCTTGGCCAACAGCCCGCTGGCCGTGTTGATCTTCTCGGATAGCTCCGAGACCGACGCCAAGACCGGCGCGGCCTGTTGGAACTTCCGGGCGTCCTGCGTCTCAGCGGCACCTGGCACTGGCCGGGGGTTGGCGATCGGCGTGCCGTCCGGGCTGGCATACCGCCCGGTCCTCGCGTCGAAAATCGCCGCCACGGGCTGGCCGTTGTCGTCGAGCACCTCGGCGCGTTGGAACGACGGCACGGGCGGCTGCGCCGGCGCCCGGCCGGCCGCCGCGATCTCCTTCTTGAGTTGGATCAGCTCGGCGCGCTTCGCCGGGTCGGTCTCCCGCAGAATCGCGTCCTCGATGTCCGTGGGCGGCTTCTCCGTGCGCGGCGCCGTGAACAGCGGCCCGGCGCCGGGGTTGCGCTCATCGATGACCGTCGCCCCCTCCGGCACGTTGTGGAGCTTGGGCGCCGCCGCGTCTCGCATCTCCTGCAGCGTCTTGGCGAACCGTGGCGACGACTGCACCGCCGCCATCAGCTCACGCTGGCGCGCCTCCGGATCTTTGGCGACCTTGCGAAGCTTCGCAATCGCATGGCGGGGCATGACGTTGTTGGCGTCCCAATATTCGAGCAGGCCGCCAAACGCCTCTTCATCCGCGCCGCTCTGCAACAGACGGAAGGCATCCGCCGCAACCGCATCGCTTCGCGCCTCGATGACCTTCAGGTGCGAAGCTTCCTGTTCGTCGAGCGCCGCGAAGACCTGGGGGATCTGGTCCGCGTGACCGGCCGCCTCGAACTCGCGTTGCAGGATCTCCCGGTCATAGCTCACGAGGCCATCGCCGCGCTTGGCGAGCGGGAGAATCGAGCGCGTGAACTGCTCGGCCTTGTCCTGGCGCTTGGCGCGGTCCACGTTCATCGTGGCCGCCTGAATCTGCAGCCCTTCCGACTCGGCCCGCCGCGCTTCTCGGGCGTTCTCAATCTCCTGCTGGCGCTGCAATTGCATATTCTGCTGCCAGTTATCCACCGCGCCGAGCACCACATTCCCGGCCTGCGACCACGCGCGCGCGGCGTTGTCCCCGCGCTGTAGGTGCATCGCCGCCGCCTGGTTGCCGCGCTGCAGCAGCAGATCCGCGAGCGTGCGGGCGTTGCCGCTGTCGCGGTAGGGCTCCCCGACGTAGGGGAGCGGCACATACGGGGCCGGTTTGGCGGGCATCGGCTAATCGGCCAGCGCGAGCTGGGTTTGGGTGTTCGTGTTGACGTTCCAGCGGTTGAACAGGTCCGCGAACGTCAATTCTTTGCCGCGGAATTGAGCGTTAAACGCATCCGACGCGCCCTTGTAGTTGCGATCGAACGCCGAATCACGCTGTTGCTGATTCGCGGCCCACGCATCGCGGCCCATTTGGTAATTCTGTTGGTAGTTCTGGGCTTCGCGGTTGTAGACGTTCTCGTACTGTTGTGCGGCGCGATCCTGCCCGTAGGCCAGTAGATCCTTGAGCGCGCCGCCCGTGCGCGCCGTGCCGCGGGCCGCGGCGCTGTTCTCGAGCGCCTTCTGGCCCTGCTGCAGCGAAAACTGGTAGCCCGGATCGGCAAGCGCTTGATCCATCGTGGGCGCCTGAAATGCCGCAGGGGCCTGATAGGCCGGCCCCGCCTCGTAGGTGGGCGCCTTGAACTCGGGAAAGAACGTGTTTTGTCCACCCGGCCCGCCCGCCCCGCGCTGCTGCGCCATCTGCTGGCCGGTCTGCCACTGATTGGCCGTGTACAGGCCATTCGCGCCCGGCGCTCCCACCGCCGTGCCGATCTCGCCCATCAGCGTCGAATTGGGCGCCTGGCCGAACTGCCCTTGATACCACTGTTGGAACTGCTCGGGTGAGTAGCCGCCGGCCTGCTGCGCCAGCGCGTCGTAATTGAACGGTGCCGCGCTCATGATCTAGCCCCTCCCCACGGGACCGGCCGCCGTGGCCGGAGTGTAACCGCCGCCGCCGTATCCGGGCGTGCCCTGCGCCAGCAGCGTGGCGAGCGTCTGCCGTGCCTGCTGCCGGCGCAATGCCTTCGGATCGGGACCGGACGGCCCCGAAGGACCACCGCCGCCCCGATTCGCCGCCGCGGCGCGATCTTCCTCGAAAATCTTGCGCTGGTACAGGCGCTCGTCTTCCTGCGCTTCCCACATGCGCCGGGCCATCTCCTGCTCGGCTTCCCATCGGCGCTCGGCGTCCGCGCGTTCCTGCGCGCGCTGTTCCCGCTCGAACTGCATTTGCGCCGTAATCGTGCGTTCGCTGGCCGCGCCGGCTTCGCGCGTGGCCGCCGCCGCCTGATTCGCCGCCGCCGTCTGCGCCCGCGCGCCCATGTAGGTTGAGCCGAGGCCCGCGATCCCTGAAATGATTGACGCCTTGAGTCCCACACCCGCCCCCGCTGCGGCTGCCGTGCCCGCTGCTGCTGCTCCTGCGCCGGCCCCGGCCGCCGTGCCCGCGGCTGCGGCGCCTGCGCCCGCCGCGCCACCGGCCGCGCCCGCCCCCGCTCCACCGGCCGCCGCGGCCCCACCGAACGCGCCCAGCGCGCCGGCCGTCAGCACCGCGCCGCCCGCGATGGCCGCGCCGATCAGGATCTTCTTGTTCCGCGTGTTGACTTGGTTCAGATTGCCGCCGTCGTCAACCTTCATACCCTTGGGCAACTGCACGCCCTGCGCCGCGAGCGTGGCCTTCCACGCCTGCCGATCTGCCTCGGACCACTTCCCCGTGCCCCATGCGCCCTCGGTGCCTAGTCCGCGCTGGCGCGTGAACTGCTGATACAGCTCCGAATTGCGGATGTCCTTGTTGAACTGGTCCAAATCCATTTCGGACGTGTTCCGGCCTGGCGTGGCGGTCCCCGTGGGGAAGGCCGTGCCGCCGTAGTAGCTCGTGGCCCCGCTCACGTAGGGATTGACCGGCGGCGCCGCCGGCGCCGTGCTCGTGCCCCCACCGCTAACGCCGGCATTCGGGTCGTTATAGGGATTCGCCGCCGGGGCAGCGGGCTGCGCGAGCATCGCCGCGGCTGACCGAGGGTCAGGATCGGCGTTCCACGGGTTCTCGGGCCGCGTCTGCGGGTCGTCGTAGGGGTTCGGCGGCGGCCCTTGTGGCGGGGTCATCAGACCGCCCACCGTGCGCCCCTGCGGCGGCTGCGCGGCCGGCGCCGCCTGTTGCTGCTCGGCCGCCCGGCGCTCCGCTTCGACGCGCTGGCGCTCCTGCTCTTCCTGCATCAGCCGCAGTTGTTCGGCCTGCTGCGCGTAGTCGTCCTGGTAGTCGTAGGGCATCACAGCAACTCCCGGACGCAGCGCACCAGCTCGCCCAACCACACCACCCAGGGCCGCGCCAGTAGCCCGCCCTCCGTTAGAAGCGGTTCACGCCAGGGCGGATCACTTAACGCCATGTCAGGCCACCGCCAGCGGCGAGGCCGTGCGCACGCGCTGATAGGCGGCCGTCAGCCGCACCGGGACCGCCGCCGACGCCCGCAGGCGATAGACGCGCCCGTGCGCCGAGCCGAGGCCCCACCATTCGCATTTCTGGCCATAGGCGCCGCGCGCGCCGATCGGCGCCGTGCGCTCCGCGCCGAACGTCTGCCCGTAGTCGTCACTGGCCGCCAGCATGAGCGACGGATTCACGCTCTCCGCGGCCCCGGACGCGAGACCCACGCCCGGCTGCACATGCACGCCGAGGTAATCGAAGAAGACGCGCTGATTCTCGGCGCCGCCCGCGTAAAATTGCCGTTCCCGCACGATCGGCAAGCCGCCCACGTCGGTATGCACCGCGTCCGACACCTCACAGACTGCCGCAGAGTCCGGGTCCAGCGCCAGATGACGCCCGAATGCAAAGCAGTGATGACGAGGCCGCCAATAGGTGAACGCCCCCGCGATCCACGTCCCCCGCTGATGCCAGGCCGCCGTGGTGAAGTCGTAACACCACGTCACGCCGGCCGTGGGGAATGTCAGCAGGTAGAAGGCGTGTCCCTCTTGTTCGTACGTGTCTCCGATGGCATCGGACACCACCGAATAACCCGCGATCGCCCGCTCGAGCGCGTGATGTGAGATCCGGCGAGGCGTGAAGCCTTGCGCCGCCATCACCTGATAGCCGCCATTCCCGTTCGTCGCCAGCCAGACCTTATGCTTGCCGGCCTGCTTCGCTGAGAACGGCGCCGCGATGCCTTCCTCCATGAGCCCCGATCGATCCGGCGCGAAGAAGAACGATCCGGCGCCCGTGTTACTCCACGATTCCGACGTTTTCGAGCCAAACAACGTGATGTAGCCGTAGGGGTCGCAGATCATCGCCTGCCAGAGATCCGGCTGGATCGACCGCTGCGCGAACTGCGTGGGGTCCCATGTCGTCAGGTCGAAAAGCTCCGAGATCCGGAACTGCGCCGCACCGAACACCACGCCATAGCCATCCGTGCCGCCGCCCATCAGGCAATCGCCCGCAATCTCCAGCGTCAACACGTTCGTCGCCAGGTCGTAGCTGTAGGCGTTCCCGCCCGACGTGATGAGCAGTTGGTTGCCCGCGTCTCCGTTCGTGGCGAACGTCACGGGATTGGCGTTGTAGGCCACCGACCCGCGATTCGTCAGCGTCCACGAGGCATCTAACTCGTAGAGCGTATCCCCGTAGACCACGAAGCACCGGCCATCGCCGGCCCACGCGCCCCGCCCGCCGGCCACCCCCGCCGTGGCCACCGTCGAGACACCGGGCGTGGGCAGCAACTCCACAGGCGTCGTCCCGCCGGGCGTCTCCACCGCGCTCGGATACCAGTTGATCAGCGTCTCATTGGCCGCGACCGGATTCACGCCCTGGTAGGCGCCGCCGATGAAGCCCCGGATCGCGCCCATCAGTGCCCCATCATCGAAAACGGCCCCAACTCTACGCGGTAACTCCGTCCAGCGGCCCCGATCCCGATGTCCGCCGTGGCCATGCCGCTGATCGGCTCGTTGTTCCCGAACGCCGCCGCGCGCGCGGCGCGCGCTTCATCCGCAATGCCAGGCGACGCCATCGACGCGAACATCGGCAGCGCGGCCAGCCGCTCCTTGAGCGTGGCGTGCAGCGCGTCATGGTAGCCGGGCGGAAGACTCAGCGTGTCACTGGTCGCTACCTGCGAGAGCACCACGCGATACCAGAGTTGCACCTTGACCGCGGTTGACGACGGTTCAGGCCACAGGTAGAGCGAGCCTACTGGCATGGCCGGGTTGTAATAGAAATCCGTGGGGTAGGCGCCGGCCGTGCCAGGCGACGCCAGATCGTGCCACCACGCCGCGTCACGCTTCGTCAGCGGCGCTAAGTATGACTCACCGTTGTCCGTGGTCAGACGCACGCCCTCGACGCTCACGGGGCGATTCGTGGTCACGGTCAAATGCGGGACATCCGCCGCGAGCCCGATCGTATGCGGGTTGACGCCGGCCGTCAGCGCAACCGGCGACGTATGCACGTCCGCGTAGACGGCCCGCCGATCCGCGTTCCAGCGGTCCAGCACACGATTGAGTTGCGCCAGCGCCAGCGCCGAGAGATCGGCGCCGGGGGTGTCCGTCACCGCGACGATACCCAGCTCGCGCAGGGCCGAAGTGATGAGATCCGCCACGGTCGCCATCGGCGCCTACTCCTTGGCCGCTCGGCCCTTCTTCGTTTTCGGTTCGGCCGGCTCGAGCGGTTCGGCCGGCTCCGGCCTGGGGCCGTCACACGGGAGCCAGCGCGTTTGCCACCCGTCAGCGACCGCCGCACTCTTCTGCGCGGCATCCGACACGACTAACGTATCTTCGCCGCGGAATAACATCCGGGGAAACTCGCGCATGGACACCCCATTTCCGATCCGACCTGGTGAGAGGGGCTGGCCGATCCGAAGATGCGACGCAGCCCCTCCGGGGGAACCCTACAGCGGGTAGAGGTAGAACGTCACCGTGACGCCGGCCAGCTCGCCGGCCGTATCATCGGTAAAGTCCAGACCGAGCCGATCACCCGTGGCGAGGATCAACAGCGCTTCGCTGGTCGTCAGTGTGGGCGTCTTGACGGTCTGCGCCACGGCGCCCGCGCCGACCATATCGATCGCGGCGGCCGTCAGTGCGTCGCCCGAGGCTGGCGCTTCTGTGCCCTGCTGGCGCCGCGGGATGATCGTCAGCGTGCCGGCCGATTCCGCCGTGGTATGCACCTCGTTGATCCGGTACACCAGATAGGGCCGATTCGCCGTGAAACACGACTGGTCGAGCTGATCCGCCACGAGCAGCGCCCGGCACGTCACCGTCACCAACTCGCGCAGATCCACCCATTTCTCGACGGCGCTGTTGCAGTCCCACACCTTGCCGTTGGACACGTTGATCTTCGGCAGATAGTCCTGCTCGGCGGCCACACATGAGCCGTCGTAATCACGATTGCCGAAGGCCACGGCCGGCGCGATGTAGACCGGCATGGAGGCCGCGTGAGAGACCGCCGCGCCGGCCCGGACCACCGGGATGCGCGTACCGCTCACGTAGCCAGCGCCGATCGTCATATATTCGCGGTCCACGTAGAGACCGCCGCCGGCCACCGCGCCCGTGGCGCTGGCGACCGTGACGAAGTTCTGCGACGACGTGACCGCCGCCGATAGCGTCGTCTCACTCAGCGCGGTCTGCGCGAAGCTCGAGACGGGGAAGGAGAGCACCGCCGCCAGGGCGGCAACGACGAACGAGAAGCGGATACGCATGGTGTCTTGGTCGCTCCAGACTAGGCGCAGAGGATGCGCATTGAACCGGTTTCCGCGTGCAGACGGCCGAAACCGATCAGCATGTCCACGCGCGTCTTCCACTTCCGTTCATCGAAGTCGAACGACGTGATGATCGAGAGCGTGATCCCCGTGTCCGGGTCGGTGAATTGCCGGCCCTCTTCTTCTTGCTTGGGCATCGGCAGCGGAAGCGAGACCGCCGCGAAGGCGTCTTTGACGAACGCGAGCCCCTGCTTGCCGCTCTTGCCGCTTGGCGATGACGTGCCGGGGAACAGGGTACAGGTGGCCGACGCGGCCGGCTGCGTGTTGATGTTCTTGTTCGGGCCGGAGAAATACAGCTTCTCCTTGATCGTCACGGTCGCCGCCGAGGCCGCGCCCGTGACATCCGCCGCGACCGTCACGGTCATGGTGTTGGCGCGTTCGGTCACTTCGTCGGTCAGCGGGTTGGTGCGGTACACCGAGGCCAGTCCGATCACGTCGCCTTCCTTGAACGTGTCGCCCGTGGTGCAGGTCAGCGACAGCTCCGACGCGCCGTTGGCCGGCGCCGAGGCCAGCGACACCGCGCCCGCCCATGTGCCCGCCGTGTGGTCCACGAGGCTGTTGGACTCGTAGAAATCGAAGCCGTCCGCCTTGCCGATCAAGCCCTGCTTGTACAGCTTCTTGATCTCTTCGACCGGGCCGAACCGCGCCAGGTTCACATCCGACCCGCCCTTGATCGAGCGCATGACGGCAGACGGCAAGAAGATCGCCTTGTCGTCCTGCATGGAGTCCAGTTCCATGAACCGCTGCCGCGCCGCAGCGCTCGTGGCGTCGAACGTCGTGGGGTTGGTGCCGAGAACGCCAGTGATGTTGCCCGTGTTCTTGTAGGCGAACCGGGCCGCGCGCACGTCGGCCGCCGCCGCCAGCTTGGCCGACAGCTTGTCGATGTATTCGCGCTTCACTGCTTCCTGCCCGCGCTCCATGTTGAGCAGCTTGTCGATCGAGCCCCATTCGATATCGGAGCCGATCACAGTGTCCACCGTCACGTCGGTGGTGATGCGGTCCACGTTCTGCGGGGTGTAGGTCATCCCCTCACGAACCGTGGCGCGGAACGGCATTTTGACGCGCACCGTCTCGCCGACCGCGAAGTCTTTCTTGAACTCGTCGGCGTGCTTGTTCGTCATCGCCGCGAACACTTCGGAGCGATGCTTGAGCTGTCGGAGGGTCTCCATTGCGACCCATTCGACCTTGGCAAAGTTGTGAGCCATTACCTACCTGCGACGCACCGCCAGATCAGCCGCGTCTGCAGCCGCCTGGTAGGCGCCAAAGTCCCCGGCCTTGATCGCCGCACCCGCCCGGTCAGGGCTGGCCGGCGGACGCCGGCCCAATGTCGTGGGCGGCTCCGGGGCAGATGACACGAGGGACGCCGCGGCGCGTGCCGCAGCAGGAGGCCCATCCGACAGAAACCGCGCCTCGACACGGCCGAAGGCTTTCAGCATCTCGGCCGGCGTCGCTGCCGCCGCGATGCGCTGCCAGTCCTTCTGGCCTTCAGGCGTGGAGAAGTGCAACAGCAGCGCGGGGGCCGCGTCGCTCTTCACGCACTCCTGCATCAGCACATTCGCCGGCCGCACGGGCTCGTGGGGGCGTAACGCGAACGCCGGCACCAGTTCCATGAGGCCCGGATCGACCTTTTGATCGAACTCCGGATCGGCATCACGCGCCGCCTGGGCGCGTTCCCGAAACGTGCTGATGGTCTGCTCCGTCTCGGTCAGCCGTTCCCGTGATCGCTGGTCCGCGGCGTGCGCCCGCTGGCGCTCTTCGAACCGCTGATCCGCCACAAAGACGGACTGCGCCGCCACGAAATCCTCGTAGGCGTCGAAGTCCTCGACCTTTGGGGCGTCGGGATGCTGCCGATACCGCTGCCATTCGGCCCTCGTGGGCTGCGCCGGTTCCGAAGCCGGTGGGTCGTCCGCAGGGTGGGCCGTCTGCTGCAGTTCTTCGCGGAGCGCCGCACGAATCCGCAGCTTTTCGCGGAGATCGGTGATCTCCGTGTCGAGCTGTTCCGTGCGCGTCTTGGCGTTCTTCGCGGGTTTGTCGGGGGCCTTCACTCCCGCATCGGGAGCGGCCTGCGCGGCAGGCTCGGACGCGGGCGATGCGTCAGATGGGGCGCCTGAGTCGGGCGCGTGTCCCAGATCGGCCGCGTCTGCAGCCGCCGAGAACGCGAGGAAGTCCGGTGCGGTCGGCGAGGCCGCAGGGGAAGCGCCTGAGTCCGGGGTGTCCATTACCCCGTAGTGTGAAAGCGCCTCCCGAGGCCCGCAAGCAATTACACGCGCGAGAGCGTAGAACCTTCGCCTAGACGAATGGGAGCACGCCTTGCGAGAGCCGCTTGGCGGCGATCTCGCAATACCGCTCCTCGATTTCGATGCCGATGGCGCGGCGAGCAAGATTCTTCGCCGCCACGAGAACTGGACCGCTGCCGCAGTAGGGGTCGAGGACCACGCCTTTAGGCATCAGAGATAAACACCACTGCATCACCGCCACTGGTTTCTGGGCGGGATGGAACCTGGTTCTATACTCGCTATCACGAAACACGCCGTCCCACAGATGGCGGATTGACTTTGGCCGCGCTACGCAGTTCGACCACGCCAGCTCCATCTCCGCTTGCTTCTTGTCCATCTGTCGAGTACCGAACGCGCCATCAAATATCACTTTGATCCATGCCAGCCAGCCGGGCGAAGGCGGCAAGTGCTGGCAGTAGTGATTTGCGCCCCATAACACGGACGGAATCTCTAGAGACAGCAAGTGGTGCGGGTCAAAAGGCTGGTCATCCCCGACGACGGGCGCATGGTCGGCATTGCCCTCGTACCTTGCCTTGGTGTCGAGATTGATCCCGTAAGGCGGATCGCTAAGGAGCACGTCAGCGCAGACGAATGGCAACACCTCGCGGCAATCGCCGTGGTAGATCGTGATCCCGTCCTGCTCGTAATACGGGATCACGACCCCGGCCTTTCACCACCCAGCGGCGCGCGCGTGGCCGCCATAGCGGTCGCTTGCCGCGCCGTCTTGGACGCATCGGCGCCAGCCATCGCCACGTCGTGGGCCTGTTCGTCTTCGCGCTTCTCAATGTCAGACGCCACTTGGACGCGCAACCGTTCGATCTGCTGCTGGCCCTTGAGCTGCTCGAGCGCCATCCGGACCTGCGCGTCGATCTCAGCCAGCGCGGTCTCGCGCTCCGTCTTGGCGCTTTCCTTGATCTGGTCGGTCTCGATCACCTTCTGCAACTGCTGGATCATCTGCTGCGCCTGCTGCAGTTGCATCATCGCCTGTTGCGCCTGCGGCGGCAGCGGCTGCTGGCCGTTCCGGAGCTGTTGCACGGCCGGGGGCGCCATCGCGTCCAGAATCTCCGCGATCTTGTCCCCGATGGGGCCGAGGTTCTTCAGTCTCACGACATCGCCACCGATGAGGCCGAACACCTCGGGCCGCGCCTGTACCAACTGATCCGCGAACTCTGACGCCTTGTCCCGCTCCGTGGCGTAGCTCGGTCCCGTCGCGATCGTTACGTCGAATTCCTGATCTTTCGACAGGATGATCGGCTTCCCGCCGTAGGGCTTCGGCGCCGCCTGATCCGGGGCGTTGATCGTGACCTGTTGCGTCTTGTCGTCCGCGCCGCGGACATGCACCGCGCGCGCCGCGTCGTAGTAGTGGGGGATGAGATCCACCAGGATCACGCCGACCCGCCGGATCGCGTGCTGGTAGTTGTCCACCATGTGATACGCGCCCTTCATGGCGCTCGTGGCGATCTCCCGAAGCGCGA